TGCAAACCGCGCCATGTAACTAACAAAAAACGCGTTTACGGAAATTTTCCAGAGTTTTAGATGAGCCAAAAGAAACGATCAGATAAAAATAGCACGTCAGCCGCGCTTGCAGGCTTTGCAGGTGCAATGGAGCCAGTGCCGTTGCCAGAAGGCGTGACGCTGCGCGACGATGACGAGCATGTCATTTGGGGTCAATTCAGCCGCGCACGCGCGCGAGACGATTGGCGTGATATGGACCTAATTTTACTGACGAAAATCGTTAAAATGGAAAGCGACATTCGCAAGCATCAAGACGCGCTTGATCAAGCTGGCGTGTTGTTGGAAAATAAGCGCGGCACGATGGTCGCAAACCCGCTGTTAACTGTGATCGACACACTTGAACGTCGGCAGATGGCCGTGATCAGATCGATGAGCCTCAATCAACAGGCAAGCGACCCGCGCACTATCAACGCAACTGCAAAAAATGAAACTAACGCACGTCAGATGATCAAATCTGTCGGCGTCGAGGGCTTGATTGCCAAGCCGCTAAACTAACCCCCCTCAACTCAAATCTGAGCGTCGTGATGACGCCCTGCATCCTAGTAAATGGAGGCCGATCATGGCTGGCACTATCACCACGGCGTTGTCGAACGCTTTTAAAGTACAACTTCTTAAAGGCAACCACGATTTTGATACCTCGATGCGCGTGATTTTGCTGAAAGAGGAGGAGGATCTTTCACAAAATTATGGCGCGGCAACTGTTTCAAGCGGCAGTATTGGAACAGATGAAGTTAGTCATTCGAGTTATGACGCGGTGTTAGCAGGCCCAGAGTCACCGGGATATTCGCGGAACGTCCAAGGCGTAGGCGGCGGCGCTTATGTTACCATTGAAAGCACATATCCAAAACTTGGCATTGACGGCACAACCGCTGAAATTGATTTTCAAGATGCTGTGTTTAGCAATGTGACTGTCGCCGCTGATGGTTGCGTTTTATACAATTCAAATGCTGGCGACCCAGCAAACGATGTTATTGCTGTTTTTTCGTTTGGTGGGACTGTGTCGGCCACGTCTGGAGATTTCACAATTCAATTTCCTGCGCCGGGCGCATCAACCAGTATTTTGCGGCTGGCATAAGCGGAGCGCGCTGACATGGTCAAATTTATCAATAGATGTAAGGTGCAGGTCGTTTCAGGCGGCACAGGCACGCTTACTTTTGGTGCCGCTGTTGCATCTTTTGAAAGTCTGACCGATCAGTCTGTTGTTGACGCTGACGAGCTTCGCTATACGTTGGAGCAGGGGAACGCATATGAAATCGGCACGGGCGTAATCGGGTTGAGTGGCAGCACTTACACGATGACCCGCACGCCGCTTAAATCGTCAAATTCTGACAACTCTGCAATCAATGTAGGCGCGTCAGCGGTTTGCTTTTTTACAATGCTTGCTGATGACGTTACACAATATTTGGCTGATTTAAAAAATGTGTCGGACACGTCGCCTGCTGGCGGTCAAACCCTGACTTGGGACGCTGCAGCCAGCACATGGAAGCCAGCCAGTCCAAGCGGTGGCATTGTGAACGTTCAAACTTATGCAAATTTACCGGGATTGCCGAGCGTAAGCGATTTGGCGTTTGTCACAGACACTAAATCTTTTTACATTTATGACGGCGCAGAGTGGGATAGGATAAACTCTGGAAGCGATGCTTTGCCAGAGATTACAACCATTTTGCCTGCAACATTAAGTTTCCAACCCTCATCAGCAAATGTGGTAACTATAGCGGCAAATGATCCTGATGGATTCCCTCTAACTTATGACTATGACACTAACCCTGCTGATGTATCTAGTATAGTAAGTTCTGTTAATAATGCAAATAACGGCACTTTTACCATAAATACAACATCTGGGACTGGGACTTTTTCGTTCAGGGCTAAGGTAAACGATGGTGTTCATACATCTATAACTACATCAACTGTTACTATAATCCCAACTACTCCTATAATTAACAGTATATCTCCCGCTCTACCCGGGGGAGAAACAAGTTGGAATCTCGACACCGATGGACCGCTGAATTTAGATGCAGGCGAGACTTACACATTTACAGCAGCCGGGCAGTTTGATTTAGACTTTGAAATATTTGGAGCTGGCGGCGGTTCTACCAACAATGCTTATGGCAGTTACAAAGGTGGCGGAGCTGGACGGACTACGGGTAGAACCACCTTAACATATAACCAGACTTATACCCTTGTCGTTGGAGGTAAAGGTCGAGAGGGCAGCACTACACCTTCCGGGGGTTCTCAAGGGTCTGGCGGCGATGGGGGCGGCGCAAACAACTGGGGCAACGCTGGCGGCGGTGATCTGTCAGGGTTCTTTAAGGGGTCTGGTGATATAGCTACGTTTGCAGCCCAAGGTATTGGCAGTTCTAGTCACACCCCAATTGCCATTGCAGGTGGCGGCGGTGGCGCTGGATCAAACGCATATGGCGGTATAGGCGGAGGTACATCTGGAGGGGTTACTTCCCAATCGGGCACCGCTGCTGGTGTCGGCAGTCAGACTGCGGGAGGTACTGGTGGCATCGCTAGCACCCAGAATGGTTATGATGGTAGCTACCTTATTGGTGGACAAGGTGGGGTTGCGGGTGGTTCATATACAGGTTCTGGAGGTGGTGGTGGCTACTTCGGTGGTGGAGGTGGCGGCCACCGTACAGGTGTATACATACAAGGGGCGGCAGGCGGGTCTGGATATTTTAACCCATCTCTAGTGACCAACGGGGTTTTGACCGATGGCGACACTACCTCAGTGGCTCTTAACTATTTAGACGGCAGCTCACAGACTTCAGGCAAAGGCGCTCAAAACGGCAGCGACAACGGAACAGATGGCCGTGTGAAACTTACAAAGGTAACATAAAAAAATGTTAGGTTTCGCCCCGATATCATCCAATACGTTTGGCGGGTCAGGCGTTACAAGGGAAGTTTTACTTCAAGAAATTGCGGGTCTGCAATTTGCAACGCAGCTTGGATCAATAAGCGTTACTGCGACAGCGCGCGTGAGTGATACACCAAATAGAATCGCTAACTCAACAATAATATTTGAAGGGGTGGCACGCAGACCAACATATCCATTCTATGAATGGACAGATTATCGAATGCTTGGCTGGCTTTCACAGCCTTTGAATGAATATGGCAATCTTCTACCCACTGTTTCTTTGCCACAGTACGACCACAACATTTTAGCAATTGATGCGCAAGTAACAGATGAGCCAATTACGTTTCAAGGCGCACATGCGCCAATCGTGAGCGGAGATTACTTATTTCCTGCGACCGTAAATGACGCCGGTCTGACGCAATATCAACAACCGCCACATTTGCGGCACTTGCCTGAAACTATAATAGACAACGCGGCGACAATATCCTCGCTTGCTGACCCGCTTGTTGCAATTTTAACATTTCCTGCAACTGATTCTGGCCTGTTTAGCGTTATCGTCGGCCAAGTTAGAACGATTAACACATACGACAACACTGACAGCGACACATACTTTTCTGAAAGTTTAATTAATGGATTTGCCGGTGACATTCTGTTGCCGGGTGAAAACAAATCCCGCGAATTGTTCCACCTTTTTTCGGACAAAGGCTTTCAAATTGGGCCAGTTTCCGTTGGAACGTTTGGCACAGATAAAACTCATCCATTTTTTGGCGCCGCTTGGGTGTTGTACGGAATTAAACTTCAACCGCAAATCACCGACGCAAACTTCCCTGACGGCACCCCAGTGTCGCAAGAACACACTTTTTTAATTCAGTCAGGGCTTGGTGCAATCACGCCGCTTGTGACTGTGAATTTGATCGGGCTGTCGATTTCGGCCAGCGTTGGCAGTGTGCAGGAAAACATTTCTGCAATTATTGACGGGTTTTTGATTGGTACAGTTTTAACGCCTGACCCGCCATGGTATGTAAACCCGTCGCGCGTTCAACTTGTGGCAAGGGCTAATCAAGCGGCGGACAGCGCTGTTTATCCCTATCTTGCCGGGCCGTTTGACAATGGACCGTTGCAGCAAGACTTTGACATTGCGTTATCACTGGGCGCGCTTGCGTCGCCAATTGGTGTCGATGTCCCAGTTTCGCCAGTTTCGGCAACTGCGGCGGTTGGCGTGGTTACAACCCGATCTTTTAACACTGTTCCGATTCCGTTTATTCCTGCAATCACAACGTCAGTCGGAAATCTCGAAGGAAATCCAACTGAAGTCCTCTCTGAAAGTTTCAATTTTACGGTCACGCTTGGTGCAATAACACCGATTGCTGTTGCAAACGCAACGGCCACAAGCACATTGTTTAGCGTCAGTTTTGGAGGTGTGACGGCTTTTGGAACGGCAAATTTTGGAATTTCTGGTCTAAATCCAACTTTAAGTCTTAATCCAAATCTTACATTCATTGCAATTGCAAACATTGAAGTGTCAGGGTTTATAGCAAATCTGGCTATTGGAAAGCTAAGTAAACAAATTTTTGCAACAGTTTTCAGTGTCACACCGATGCCAGCGGCATTGCCGAATTTTGCTAATTTATCGCCGTCAAACTGCAATTTGATTCATGTTGACCGAAAAATAAATCAAGTTTTGATTTCTACTAAATATAGCTCGTTGGGATAAAAAATGTCATCAGAATTTATTTTAAAACAGCATGACACTTTGCCGATTTTAACGGCAATTTTAAAGGACGCTAACGGCGTTGTAATAAATTTGGCCGCGACAACTGTCACTTTTAAAATGGGAACTGAGAACTCAACAAAAATAACAGGCGCGACAACTGTAACTGACACTTTGAACGGCGCTGTCATGTATGAATGGCAACCTAACGACACAGACACCGCAGGAGTTTTTCTTGGTGAATTTGAGGTAGTACATGCGTCTGGCAAACGCGAAACATTTCCAAACAACGAGCCGTTTCGCGTCGTTATCAGGCCCGACGTAATTTAAAATTTGACCAGAGGTAAAAAAGTCGTCGCATTCATTGAAGCCTTTTGTTTGATCCCAGAGGGTCAGTATGTCGGCCAGCCAATGAAACTTTTGCCGTTTCAGAAAAAGTTTATCATCGACGTTTATGACAACCCGGCAGGAACAAGTCGCGCATATCTGTCGGTTGCGCGAAAAAATGGAAAATCTGCGTTAATTGCGGCGATTTTATTGGCGCATATCGTTGGGCCAGAGGCAAAGCAAAACAGCCAGATTGTCAGCGGTGCAAGATCACGCGAACAAGCGGCGCTTGTGTTTAAGTTGGCCGAAAAAATGGTGAGGTTATCGCCGCAGTTATCAGAGATTGTCCGAGTTGTGCCAAGCAGCAAGATGTTGATCGGCTTGGTGATGAATGTTGAGTACAAGGCAATCTCGGCAGAAGCCGGGACAGCGCATGGTTTGTCGCCGGTTTTGGCGATTTTGGACGAGGTGGGCCAAGTCAGAGGGCCGCAAGATAGTTTTATTGAGGCAATTGAAACCGCCCAAGGCGCGCACGCATCGCCGCTTTTGATTGCAATCAGCACACAGGCTGCAACTGACGCTGATTTGTTTTCTAATTGGCTGGATGACGCTGCAAATGCCAAAGATCGGCGCATTGTTAGCCATGTTTATACCGCGCCAGAGGATTGCGCGCTAAACGACAAAAAATCGTGGCGCGCAGCAAACCCTGCGCTTGGAAAATTTCGGTCGCTGCAAGACATGGCCGACTTTGCAAAACAGGCGGCGCGTCTGCCTGCAAAGGAAAATAGTTTTCGCTGGTTATACTTAAATCAGCGCATTGAGGCAGTTTCGCCGTTTTTGTCAAAATCTGAATGGGAAGCAAACAACGCGGCGGCTAATGTGCCGCTTGGATCGCCTTGCTGGGCAGGTCTGGATTTATCGGCAAGCCGAGATTTGACCGCGTTGGTTTTGGTTTTTCCAATTGATGATCAGTTTCATGTTGTGCCGCATTTCTTTTTGCCTGCGCAGGGCATTAGAGAACGCAGCCAGAGCGAAAAATACCCGTATGACACATGGGCGAAGCAAGGTTATCTGACGTTAATTGACGGGCCAGTGATTATTCCGAGCGTAATCGCAATGGCGGTCGCTGAAATATCGCAAGATTATGACTTGCAGCTTTTGAGTTATGACCGCTGGCGCATTCACGATTTTCAGCGTGAGTTGGACAATATCGGCGCGCAAATACCGATGGTCTCGTTCGGGCAGGGTTTCAAAGATATGGCCCCAGCGGTGGATAAAGTTGAGCGTCTGGTTGCAGAGCGCAAATTGCGTCACGGTGGCAATCCAATTTTAAATATGTGCGCGGCGGGTGCTGTGATTGAGCAAGACCCGGCAGGCAATCGGAAACTGACGAAAAAGAAAAGTTTAAGCCGGATTGATGGCTTGGTCGCTTTGGCGATGGCGTTGGGCTGTATGTCCACAGAGGGCGAGATTGTGATGACGTCACCTTGGGATGATCCCGATTATAGGCTGGCGGGTTAGGAGATAAAATGGGCATTTTTGACCGATTTATAGGCCAAGAGGCGCGCAGTTTAGAAGATCCGACCGCGACCAACAGCACTAAAGATTTTTTGTCAGTCATGGGCTGGGGCGACTTTGCCGCTGCGGCTGGCGTCACGGTCAACGTGGACACGGCAATGGGAGTGCCTGCAATCTGGGCCGCTGTAAACTTCATAGGTGGCACGCTGGCTGGTTTGCCGTTGCATGTTTATCGCAAAACTGACGCAGGCCGTGAGCGCGTCACAGAAGGATTTGGGGCCACAATCAACACAGCCGTCAATGATGAAATGTCGTCGTTTGAATGGCGCAAGTATATGTTTGAGCAAGTCTTAACTGGCGGTCGTTCAATCACCTACATTGAGCGCGATGGCAGCGGCAATGTGCGCAACTTGCACCCAGTCGATCCAAATGGCGTGCTGGTCGAGCGCAAGACAACATCGCAAGGTTTTCCCGCCAAAACATATCGCTACAATCAGCGGATTTTCAAAGCGCGCGACATCATTGATTTGACCTTTATGGTCAAGGCTAACCAGCTTGACCCGCGCGGTCCAATTGCCACGAATAAAGATGCGATCGGCATGGCTATAGCTGCGTCACAATATGGCGCAAAGGCGTTTCAATCGGGCGGCATTCCCCCGGCGGTTTTGCAGGGGCCATTTCAAAGCGGCGCAGCGGCAAGTCGCGCGTCAGAAGATGTTGCGGCGGCGACGGCCAAACTGGCGAAAGAAGGCAGGCCAATTATGGCGCTACCTTTGGGTCACGAATTAAAATCTGTCGGATTTTCGCCAGAGCAGATGCAGCTTATCGAATTGCAAAGATTTAGCATTGAACAGATCGCGCGCATTTACAGTCTGCCGCCAATCTTTTTGCAAGACCTGACCCGCTCGACGTTCACAAATTCAGAACAGCAAGACTTGCACTTTGTTAAGCACACTTTGAAACGGTGGATTGAACAGGCCGAGCAAGAGATGAACCTCAAGTTGTTCGGTCGTGGGTCAGATCAATATGTTGAATTTAACGTTGATGGATTGCTGCGCGGCGACTTCAAAACACGAATGGAAGCGCACGCAACCAGCATTCAAAACGGCATCAGAACGCCAAATGAAGTGCGCGATTTGGAAAACATGAGCGCGCGGGACGAGGGCGATGACCTTATGATCCAAGGCGCGACTGTTCCTATCAAAAATCAAGTGATCGGAGATCAAGATGAGTAAAGAAATCAGAACGCTTGATACTAGCGTTGAAATCCGAGCCGACGAAGATGGTATAAAAGTCAGCGGATATGCGGCGGTTTTTGACGAGGAAACCAATATCGGCGGTCAATTCATGGAAAAGATTGCCAGAGGCGCATTCGTTGACGCGGTTGATCGCGATGACGTTGTGTTTCTGATCAACCATGAAGGTTTGCCATTGGCGCGCACAAGGTCAGGCACGTTAACGCTGCGCGAGGACGAGCGCGGTCTGTATATGGAAAGCAATCTGGATGAAAACGACCCAGATGTGCGCGCTCTGGTGCCTAAGATGAAACGTGGCGATCTGGATAAAATGTCGTTTGCATTTCGCCCAACTCGGCAAAGCTGGGATGACAGCGGCAACATCCCGACCCGCACAATTGAGGAAGCCTCTTTGTATGACGTCAGCATAGTCACAACGCCTGCATATGAAGGCACAGAGATCGGCTTGCGGTCGCTAGAATCGCACCGGGCAGATCAGCAAATCACGCACGCTGCAAGGCGGCTGCGGATGAAATCCAAACTTTAATTAATTCAACAGTTTAACCGCGCTTCGGCGCGCTGAAAAACGGCGGTTCCCGCTGTTTGCCCTATCCCCTGCGCCTTGGGCAAGCGCTTCGGAATGAACGTCGTGATGACGTCCAAATCCCTTAGATGGAGGCCCACAGATGGCTAACTCTGCAATTGAATTGCGGGAATCAATGGCGCGTATTGCGACCAATGCCCGTGCGAAACTAGACGAAGTTCAAGACAACACCCCAGAAGATCGTGCCGCTGAAATTGAGCGTGAATTTGACGCCATGATGGCCGATCATGATCAGCTTGGTCAACGTGCGGAGCGCATGGAAAAAGCTGACGCGGCAATCGCCAAATCAGAAGAAATTGACTACTCCAAGCGCCCACAATTCGAAGATCGCAGCGCGCCTGCGGTTGATAACGGCGTTTCGATTTCTTATCGCAACGCATTCTGCGAAATGATCGCACACGGTGGTGTTGCTAACATGAGCGTTGAAGCGCGCTCAGTTTTAGAGACAGAAAATCGCGTTCAAACGGCTGGCACAAACTCGGCGGGTGGATTTACTGTTCCTGTTGAATTGGCTGGGTATATTGAAAAGGCAATGCTTGCCTCGGGTCCAATGTATGATGACAGTTTGTTCACCACTGTTAACACAGCGGCAGGCAACACGTTCAACATCCCAACCATTGATGACACTGCCAAAACTGCGGCGGCGCACACTGAAGGTGGCGCGGTCACAG